CGGAGACGCAGCAGATGAGATGTTAGATAGTAGGTGGGCAGCACAGACTCCTGAGAGAGCTGTGCGTCATGCTAGAGTTATTCGATGGGGTAGTTTGTATGATGCTTATAGGGAGGTGTTAGGGTGAGATACTTTAAATATGCAATAGGTAGCTTTGCTGTAACCTACATAGTGTTGGTTGCTTTTGTATGCTTCACACGACTGGACTTTGTCATGCTTAATGTGACTGATTGGGATGAATTTGGTAGGGCAATGTACTTAGCTGCTGCCATGAGCGTTCTTGCTTACATAGGCTTTATGGAGAGTTGATATGACACCAAATGGCAGTATACTACTAGGTTGTGTAGTAGCATTCTATATTGGGTTTTACTTACTACCCCTTCTTCTTCCCTAACACAGCAGCAATAACAGAGGGGGCAGCTTTCTTAAATTCATGTATGCCCCACACACTACCAATAACAATCATATACAGTTGGACATACCAATCTGGTACTTGAGCCAATCCCGCCCATATACTCTCCCCTAACTCTGGGTTAATAACAGACAGGTTTAGAGGGAGAGCAATCTGAACAAAGCACACAACTCTCAACCAAGGGGGATTACCTTTAAGGCTCTCCATCTCCCATTCGTGGTTGTGCTCCCCCTCACTTTGAGCAAGTCTGGATTGATTGTTAATTATGGCTAGGTTCTTCTTATGTTTAGCTTTACTAGTCTCCCCCTTATTTGTAATCCACTGTGTAACAGGGGCAGACATAAACCCTAATACGCCTTTTAACCAACCCATGATACGACTCCTGAACTCTTGGCTGTCCTAACCTTCTCCAGCTCTCTGTGGACCTGCTTAATACGTGCCTTCAGTTGATCGAGTCTCTCTCCATCACCCTCCAACAAGTCCCCTCTACGCTCAGATCTCTCCAGTGCAGAGGCCTCAACATCCATAGTAATGATCTGCTGTTCCAAGGCATAGCTCTTAATGCTCCGCACAGCCTCCCTAGCAGCAATACCATTAGCCAGTATACCGTTGGTGTGGGTTGTGTCCCTTTGCTCCATAACAACCTCTACAGAGGACACACGAGACTCCACATCACTTGCTTGAGCATACAGATGAAACCCCCCATAGAAGAATAGTACATCTAATACGAGGGGGACTATGACAACCTTTGGGTGGTTGTCTACAAGCTTAACAAGCCACTGTACTAATAAGCTTATCATCCGATCTTTGCTCTCTTCGGAGCATTCTTAGCTATCATCTTCTTAGGAAGCTTTGGCTTAGGTCTAGGTGATGGTACTTTAGGCTCTGTGTACTTCTTCATTAGAATGTTTCCCTTATTTAAATGCTTCATTTATTAAATCTTCTACACTTTCTGTAATCTGCCCCTTAAAGGGCATGTTAGGAATGACACGTTTAATTAGTGTTTCCATACCCTTCTCAGGGTCAGTGGCCAAAACAGGCAGAACCTTCAGTAATCGTGATGCGTCATTAGCAGCAGGACCAAGGATGGCAACTAAAGGATCACCTCCGTACTCCCTAGCCCGTATAGTATCAACACCTAGTCCTATTAATCCTAAATATGCTACAGAGTCAGATACATGTTGATATACTTCTTTATCTTCCCACCTATCAATCTCCCCGTTTTTAATATATTCACGTAAGGCGGCAACACCTACTTGTAAAGCTAAGTAAGATGCTACAAACGCTGCAACTTCAGTGGACTGCTGCAACCTATCTATAGGCCCACCAGTTGACATCTTCCTTCCCCATTCAACCATAACCCTATTAGTAAATACTGTAGAAAAGGACTTTAGCTGAGTTATTAATTTAAACCTTTCATCATTAAACCATGTAGATTTATCAGCAGGGTCAGGGTCAATGATAGTGTCGTTAACCAACTCTAAGATTGAGGCTTTTATAGACCCATAATACTCACCCTTTCTAGGGGCACCATTCTCTAACCACTGAACCCCTTGAGCAACATCTACACCAGCTTCGTTAAGCTTCCTAATAGCTTTAGAGGTTCCACTCTTTGACAACTTACCTGTAGACAAGTCACCAAGCATCTGCTTTATGTGAGCTTCCGCAGCAAAAGCAGCCCATGATCTAGTAAATGTCGTAAACAGAGGTAGACCCGATAACTGGATAACCCTCTCTTCCAAGTTAGATAGCATCTGGCTATCCTCCCCAATTCTGTTAGATACTACAGACAGTGAATCGGGTAGGCTTATAGATAGGTCAGACATAGCCTGATCTAAGTCATTACGTGGAATGTTAGCTCCTAAGCTTCTGGCTAGCTCTTGGCTACCATGCTTAACCGCTTTACCTAAAGCAGTTAATGTAGGCTTAAGCCCAGTGTTCAAAGGTATTACAAGTATCTCTGCTATAGATGGAAGTACTGACAAACCCAGTAGCGTTATATTCTCAAAGCCTCTAACCTTATTCTGTATCGCTCTAAGCTTGGGATTGATAGGCTTTAGAAGTATACGCTGTGATGTAGATAATATATCAAACATCTTATCAACTTCTGCTGAAGTTAGTTCCGACTTAGTGTTCTTATTCTCAGCGACAGCCTTACCAACTAACTCATAGAACTTCTCAAAGTTTTCACCAAAGGCTTCTTTGTGTGCTATAGACTCAGAGATTAATTTAGTATGCAACCGAAGTCTCTTCTTAGGTGTCATGCCTTTACGGACATAACTCTTTTCCCAGAACTCTTGGTTCAATTCCCCTAAAGCTCTCTCAACATCTAGCGGTGACTTCTTCTTGCGACCCTTAGATTCTCTAACCAAGCCCTTTACTACACCCTTAACACTCTTACCTTCCTCTAAAGCTTCTGATATTTTACGTCTAGCTCTGTTAGTTGTCGAGTTAGCAGCATAGCTATGCACACTACCTTCTCGTCTGTAGTTGTTAACAAGACCTGTAAGCTCTAACACTAGGGAATCTATCTTACCTTTCTCTAAGCCTTGTTTCACACCCTGCTGTTTAATATCGGCTATCACAGAGTCTTGGTTCTTTGCTATCTTATCCCAATCAATAGAGGATACTAGAGGTAGATAGTCAGGCTTACGCATAGCCTCAGTAACTTCCCACCCATTCTTTTCATAGGTAGCTATGACATCACCATGCAAAGTTTCTCTAACCTTCACAGCTATTGGGTTTGCGTTGATTGCCTCAACGTTGCCAGTGGCTATTATGTTGAATGCTTCTTGTACGTCAGCATCCTTTGCGTTATATACATCACCTAACTTTCCAGCAAACTCTCCCTCTTTCAGCTTAGAGTCTGTATGTATAGTATTGTGCTTTGCAGTAAATCTACTACCCTCTGCTTGGTTAAAGTATGAGGATAGTTCTTGAACTGCTTTGTTGTCCCACAGCTTATTTCTAATACCTGCTGTAAGATTACCGAATATAGGAGCTACTGCCATACTAAACATACTAGGCTGCTTGGCAGCATCTTCCACAGGGACTAACTGCTCTAACGTTTGTTTTCCATTCTCGTCAACCCTAACACTAACCTTGGGCTTACCTTCTTCGTCCACAGCAACCTGTGACTCCTTAAGCATACGGGCTGTAGTCTCTATACCAGAGATAGGAACACCTAATATAGCCCCCACTAAGAACTCCTCCTCAGCTCCAGCTAATATAGCATCAATCCTAGATTGGTCTATGGGAGTATCTGTTAGGAGGTTAGCACCTAAGCTAGTACCCACATCCTGCACTGCTTCCATCGCACCTACGCTAGTTGCATTAGCAGCAATCCTAGTGGCCCCCCCAATAATACTGTTAGCTGTGTTCTGTGCTATCTTAGATCCAGCAGCATCCATTATAGGAGACAATATAGCCTTAGCCCTACCCACCAACAGTAGATCTGGGGCAGTTAAGGCAGCACCTAGAGCTAGTTGTGTTAAGTCTGCTTTGTGGTTTTCATCTAAGTCAAGTGCTTTGCCTTGCAAATCTCCCTGTGTCAAACCTAGACCTGCTAAAGTACCCGCTAGTGTGGCACCAGTGGCAGCAGAAGCCCCCACTAAGGGGGCAGCTAGAGCACCAGCAGCGGTAGCAGCTATAGCAGGGGCGGCTGTGCCAGCCCCTACGATAACTTTATCCATTAATGTTTCAGGTTGAACTCTCGATGCAAGCCTCTCTTGAAACTGCGCCTTTGCTTTATACTTTGCAGCCTCCTCATCAAAAGAGAATGCCTCCATACCCGCTGATAAACCATGGTAGAATAAAGAGTCCCCTATATCCTTACCTGCACCAAACAACTTACCTGTTGTGGGCTTCTGTGTAGGGAAGAATGCAGAGTCCTCTTGATCAATTTCCATATCTGCCACATTGACAGGGGCAAGACCCGTAGAAACATTACTCATATCCACAGGAGCAAACCCACCGCTAGATGGGTTAAGATCATTAATATTTATACTTGGGAAATCAGTAGCCATTTATAATCCTAAAATGTTGTTGAAGTTAGAGAGCTTAACAACGCCTCCCCATTAGGAGTGGCTAACAATCTACTCAGTTTACTTTGTATCTCAGGGCTAACGTTACCAAACCCATTATCCCCCAGTGTGTCTAACAATGCAGGGTTGTTTTTAATCATTACCATCTGAGTTAATGCTGTTTGTTCAGCTCTAGACAGCCCGTTAATGTTAACAACCTTTAGTCCATTTCTAACCCCTGCCTGTGATGCTGAGTACAAATCCTCAAATGATTTAACAGATGCAGCCTCTTCAGGGTCTAAATCATCATCAACATCTAAACCAAAGAATTTCCTAGTGTCTGTTTTAGCTACATTCTTTTCTGTTACGTTAGGCTCTGCTTGCTGTTCTGTAATATCGTTAGCGGCTTTTATGGTGTTTAAGGTGGTTAATTGATTAGCTAAGTTATTCTTCATAGAGGGGTTTGACATCTGTGCAATTCTAGCCCTACTCTCATCTATCTGTGCTTTCTTAAAGTCAATACTTAATGCCCTGTCTTCCTCCTTTGTTTTAGCTTTAGACTCATTCTTCCTAGACTCCATGCCTGCTTGTAGAGCAAGCCCCATATTAGCAGCAAGGTTTTGACCATTACCATTAGTGGCCATTAAGGTCAACCCTATAGTTGTAAGATCAAACTGACTATTAAAGCTTTCCCATACACTCTTATCAACTCCTTCAGGAACCTCTTCAAATAGATTTTCAGGACCACCTTTTGATATGTTATCTTCTTTAATTACACTAGCTGCTTCAGAAGCCTGCTTAGGTGTTACAGGTTTACCTGTCTTTAAGTTGGACATAGTCTCAGCAGTATTCTGCATTAACTCATCTTGACTGCCTACCTCAGTTTCAAAGCCCATAGCATTAAAAGATTCGGCGTTAGGGGTAAATTGGTCGCCGTTAGAGGGTAGATTAGTACCCGCCTGTACTTGTGATCTAGTTCTCGTATCACCTAAACCAACATCCATATTAAACCCGTCAGCAAATAACCCCGTAGCTCCCACAGGACCACGCTGCCTAGGAGTGGGTTGTTCAACCTCTAAGGGGAATGTGGCGTTAGTTAATAAACTCTGTGGTGTAAATTGATTAGGATCAAAAAGATTTTGTGTAGCCATTTTATTCTCCGAAGAACTTGTTAAACACTGAACTTCCCACTGTAGCTGTACCAACCCCAGTGCCTAACCCTGCTATACCTAACCCTAATCCCAAGGCAGACTGTAAAGGATTACCTTCCGTCACCCTAGTGCTAGTGGAAGTGGATTCCCCCATCAATGGGTTAGAGGCTAGGAAGTTCTGAAACTCAGCTTGACTCTGTAGTTGGGCTTGTCTTGGTGCATTGAACTGCTGTATGTCGTTCTGTAACTCTTGCTGACTACGTTGAGTTCTTTGATTGCCTATATCTTGTTGCACTTGGCTAGGCAATAAGCCTAAGCCTATAGACTGTGGAGCTAACTGCTGTGCCCCTAGAGCAACCTGCTGTCCACCTAATGCTGCTTGAGTTATAGAGTTCTGCATGTTCCTATTAACTTCACCACCAAACAAACCTAAACTCTCACCAACCTCAGAACTACCAAACTGCCCTGCTGCTGTTCCTTGCTGGAACAGGGGAACACTACCACGTTGAAACTGTGTGTTAGCCCCCTCTAAAGCATCAGCAACCTGTCTCTGGAATAAACTATTCCCATCCAGATTACCTGCTTGTAAGAGGTTATTGAAAGCCCCTTGCTGAGTGTTAACTTGATTCTGCATACCCCCATTAGCAAGTGCTAGTTGTTGGTTCTGTGCTTGGTTAATTAAAGAGTTTTGGTCAGCTAACTGACTACCTTGAAAAATCCCACTAGTCCCTTGACCGTAGATATTCTCTGCTCCTGTCAAAGCTGTCCTGCTAGCATTCGCAAGATCCTTATTTATCACAACCTCGTTAGTTGTTTTTTCCTTTTTATCACCCGACATATCACAATACCTTATTTAAAATAATTCTATCACTTGTATAATCAGGAAGTAACTTCTTCCAAGCATACCTCCCATGCATCTCTACTAAGTCACACCCTAAGTCTCTTCCGTAATCTTCCACCTCAGACAGGAGGTGTAACCACTCTTCAATCTTATCTCCACCAAGGAGATGTAACATTAATATCTTTGATTCAGGGTATTCATAAACCTTAACTGTGAATGACCCAACTATGTTTTCCCCATCCCTAATCAACCACAGTACAGAAATGCCATCGTAGATGCTTTTAAGTATATCCCTTAGAGAGTACTCAGAAGCCTTTGTAAGAGCTTTTCTAAGATAGTGTTCTATCACACTCTTGTTGTCTGTAAGTTGCTCTAAAGTCTTTACAGGAGCTATTGAATACATTAAGCAAACTCCACAGAGAACCAAGTAGATTCGCTGGTCAATATATTTAAGCTTCCTCCAGTCCCTTGTATAACACCCAATTCAAAGTAGTCACCCGCTACCACATCTACCCAAGGGGAGGATATAGAGGAGACTGTTGAGAAAAAAGCATTCCCAGTATTGTTTGCCACACTGACCCCAGACCCGTTAAATGCCGCCCCATTCTTTTTAGAGTTTAGTACGAGAATACCTGTAGAAGCGCTGGCTCCCCAAGTGATGCTCCCTGTAAGTCTAGCTTTTGTGTTCCCAACAGGGACAACAATCCTAGTGTTGTTTACTGATGTGGAGTGGGCATTGTAGGGGTCTGAGACTGTGGAATTAAACACCACTGCTGTAGGTGTTCCAGTAGGTATTGATATGTTTGAACTGGTGTTAACTACACATGTATCTACACCCTCACTAACTTCTCCAATAAAGTTAGCTATTTGATCTAACTCTCCCTGTAAATACGAGGCTAAATCTTTGCTGGATTGTTCGGTTAAAGATTGTAGTGGTGGGTTTGGTGTGTATTGTATTCTACTCATCTTTCCCCCACATCTTTATATTCAATTGTATAGCTAGTTAGAGCCCAACTAGTAGAGGTGCTAGATGAGATTCTAACAGCTATGTACCTACCACTAACTCTAAAGTCTGCCTTGTAATCAACATCTATTTCAAATGTCACTGGGTCACTCCACAGAATACCTTGCCCTTGTCTATCCTCACTCCCTACAGTTATGAACACAGTACCTTCCCCAATAAAATGGGGGGTGATTGAGTTGACATATTTGTAGTTTAAATCATCTTGGAAGTTTAACCCTGACCTTTCAACAAAGCTTGTGTAGGCCAATCCATCCAAAGTTGTAGATAGGTTAGCTTGAAAGAATTTACTGTCTGTGTAATTAGATAGCAACAGCTCAGTTTCAGAGGGGTTGTAACTACCTTCTGCCCATTGTGTTGTGTCAGAGTCCCATGAGCCAGCGGTTCCTCCATCCCATGTATCACTTTCTACAGGGTTAATATCCCCCACTGCTATATGTGCAATGTTTTCTAAATCTCTAGGGCTCCAATCATTAGTCTCCCAGTTCCAAACTAACGCCTTGTTACATAAACCATCACTACTATCTGTAGTGGGGTAGTATACCCAAACTTCTCTATTAGGTGTGTCAGCCACACATTTAACTCTGTCAACAAAGTTCTCATTGATTTGAGAAAACAACTGCCCTCTAACCTTATTGTTTAGTATAGACTGTTTAGTTGTTCCGTCATGTACGTACACATCACTAGGGGTTATTACAAAGTGCTTACCACTAAACTCAGTAATGCAGTCAGAGCTTAAGGCTCCTTGATCACTAAATATCTTACGGAATGAAAAGGTAAGAGTTCCGCCTATTAACTGCATCCCCCAAACACTATCACTCTTGTATATCATAAAGGTGTTGTTTAGTGCCCTACCGTCAATAAGAACACCACCCGTATCAGCTAAAGAGTTTTCCCCTGCCTGACTAGCTGGGTTTACATTATCCCAATCCGAAGGAACAGCCCCTACAGGCGCACCGTTGCTCCATCTAACTAAGCTAGGGATATTCTCCCCCGCATCATCTGTAATGTTTAAAGCTATTAGATAGTTTTTAAATGGTCGTACAACAGCAGCAGTGTAGTCAGTGGGCCACCCTGTTAAATTTACCATCTTGGAAGTTGATGTGTCGTAGAATTGAGGTGCATCTGTGGCGTTATTCATAATAGCCACGCCATTAAACACATCCCCAGTCCACCCGTTAGTAAAGCTTCCTGTGTAGGCACCCGATACATTTGTTATGTCTATTTGAGTTGTGCCATTAGTCTTATAGATAGCTGTAGTGCTTCCATAAAACCAGTTAGTTACACCGCTTATGCTAGAAGCTAAAGAAAACAAAGGCTGTATATCTAAATCAGGGAAGACTTGGCTGTAACCAATCTCCCTGTTAGTCCTGAAGTTGCGGAAGTTTACATTATTACCAGCACTCCAAACCTCATTGGGAAGCTCATAAGGAGAGAGGTCAGATATAACACCTTTAGGTCTTGTAATTTCTAATCTCTTATAAGGCATTCCTTAATCCTTTATTATATAAGCTAGATTCATGTATGGAGGTAGAGTGGTAGCAGACGCAACAGTGACAGTGGGTGTTGCTGAACCAGTGGCCCTATCGTTACCTGCTTGACGTAAGGACTCTAGGGTCTCACCAATCTCAGCATTACCTGACCCAACAACCATAGTACCTTCTGTTACATCACCAAGAGATCCACCAGAAGTACCATAACCACTTCTAGATACTTGGTGAGTGTGAGCACTTGATGTAGCTGTATGAGTGTGTGAGGAACTTCCGCCAGTTGTGCCTATAGCACTGTTAGTAGCCGTACCATAAACAAACCGAGCTGTTAGGTTTGGAGTGCCCCCTGTACCATCACATAGTGACCACCCTGTAGGGATTGCAGCTATAGTACCTGACCACATGAGAATAGAACCAGAGGGAACTCCTCTATTATTATCTATTAAGTCGTTAAGCTCTGCTGCTGTTGCAGTCATAGCTGCTGCACCTAAATTAGGAAACTGTGCTTGCAGCACCCCTTTAATTAATCGAAGGTGATTATCGCCTTGGTTCTTATCATCAGCCCCTGTAGGGTTGGTATTGACTAACTGGCTTATGTATGTTGCTGACTCTAATCCCATTAGGATCTCCTTATAATGATACGCTTAATGGGCCGCCTGACCACATTGCCTTGTCTTCTACACCCTGTAGTTCTTGTAACACGGATCTAAATTTAGCTTCGTAAGTAGCAGCGTTCTGATCATCACGTATAAACAAGAACAGTTCTGTTAGTGCTCCATACTTTAATAAGTCAGGGCTGTTAGTTATAAATATGTTGGTGTCTGCATCCGCAACTAAGGCTGGAAGTTTAATGTAGTAGTAGAGCTCTGCTGTTACGATGTCATTGACAGCAGGTGCCATGTGGAAGTTGGTTAGTTTACGAGCAAATATAGAGGGGTCGCCTGTATAAGTTGCATACTTATCAACCTCAATAATATCTTTACGTTCTAATGATCGGTTGCCTCCAGCTAAAGATACTAGAAGCTGTTTAACTTCTTCATAATCCGCAGGTACTGCGGCTACACCTGTAGCAACTACAAGGGTTGCAGATGCTTCCATGTCAGGAAGTCGCAAGATTCTGTTAGCTCTGCTTTGTGCTGTGTTGATAAAGCTGTCTACTAAAGAATCAGAGATGTTGGATCTATTACCCCATTCTTTAACTTCTGCCCTAAGCTCTGATAAGTTAGTTGCCATCTATAGCCTTCCTGAGTCTGTGCGTAGTAATGAATATGCAGGGTCGCTTAGTCTTTTAAATATCTTTACTTTAATCATTGGGTCTGTAGTAAACTCTACAAAGGTAATGCCCCATTCTCTACACCAAGCATCTACTATAGATGTGGGGATGGAGGCTATCTTTCTCCCAAACGTATCCCTATTGGTACGGTTGAGATTGTTATCTGCTTCTAGCTTGTTCTGTGCTAGTATGGTACTTACGTCCTGTGTGGTTCCAATGCTTAATGAACCATCTGAATTCTTTATAACATGTTTCTTTAAATCACTCATAACCAGTCCTATAAAATAGCTCCCCCGAAGGGGAGCCTTAGTCTTAGCTTAGATCAGCTATAATCGCATTAGCTGCTTCTTGCTTAGAACACAAAGTGTACTCAGCTATCATCTGCTTGCTTACACTGTCACCAGTGATTGCCAAGTCTTTAGTGAAGAACGGACGGTAATAGTCAACACTCCACATATCAGGCTCAATCAAGAACACTTCACGTTGACGCATGAAACGGTTAGGAACAACCATCAAAGCACCATAGTCACCATCATAAACATCAACAGAGTTGACGATAGTTTTGTCTTCTACGTTCTTAAACTTAGTGCCTGCATTACCAGTAAAGCCAGTGATTACACGCTTCTGGGTAGAGTTACACATGATAGTAGTTGGATTACCACCACTTAACCATGTAGCATCAATTACAGAAGTTAGCATAGCTTCAGTAAAAGTACGTTGAGTACCATCAGTACGAGCATCAGTGCCGTCACCAGTAGGAGCAGCACCATCACCAGCTTTAGATTCGTTAGTGGCAATCCAAGACAGTACGGGAGCAAGCTCACGAGCAGTACCAGACGAACCAGCAGCACGACCTTTGTTAGTACCAACCAAAGTGGTTTCCATATCACGCTTAATTTCTAAGCCTGCTTTAGCAACCTGATACGCCATCTCTTGACTACGACCAGCATTATCAGCAGCTTGGTCAGAACCAGTTACAGCGATTACTTTGTCAGCAATCTGAGTGTAGTTACCTAGACGAGTGGTTGCACCACGCGCTTCAGCTACAGCAATTGCACCCTCAACTGCTTTGTTATCAGCAGCGGCTGCTAGAGCATCAGTCTGCCACTCATGGAAAGTACCTTTAGCAGAACCGCTAGATACAGCAGACTGGAAAGGAGTTTCGGTTGGTGAGATGTTAGAGATGATGTCAGTAAGATCCTCACGAATACCTACACGATCAAAAGTTTCTACAACATTAGTTGGAATAGCCATTATATATTTCCCTTATTTATTTAGAGCTTCAAAGATGAGATTAGCTGCATCCCCGACTTTACCCGTTGATTTAAAATTAGCACGTTTTTGTTTGGTTTGTTGTGCCTTAGCAGCGCTAGCACTTGCCTTAGCTTTAGACCTAACTATAGGTTTAGCTTTAGCAGGCGACCTCTTATCACGAACCACAGCCCTCTTGCTCTGAAGTTCGTCATACTTTCTAGCCTTGTCTAAGACAACAATATCACGAGCACTAGAAATACTATTAATCTCAGCATCACTATATCCTAAAGTCTTTGCAAAGTTAGAAACATCTTCACGAACAGCAGCACCCTTTTCAGGATCTGACCACTCAGGCATAACCTTTGCCAACTCTTTAGATTGTTCAGCTAGGTACTTCTGCATCTGTTCAGTGGAGATTGCGCGTTTCTGTGTTTCAGCGTGTTCCCAATTCTGACGTTGTGCTTCAATGCCCTTAGCAACCTCTTGTACTTCTAATTGCTGTGTCACATAACCTAAAGGATCATCAACCCTATCAATAGACTCTAGCTTGGCTTGTGCCTGCACTAGGACTTGGTTTTGAGCTTGGGCTTGTTGCTGATTGAACTGAATATACTTATCACGTTCAGCGGTTAGCTCTTGCTTCATAGCCTCGATAGATGATTTCTCTTCAAGTAATGCTTGGTTGTTTTTCGTGTAATTCTTCTCAAGCTGATAACCCTTGATAAGTTCTGCTTGGTTGACTTCGTACTCTTCACCATCCACTTTAACAGTATAGAAATCACCGTCAGCTTCTGACTCAACTACTCCGTCATCAAGATCCTCCTCACCAGACTCTTCGCTCTCCTCCGAATCCCCCACTACTTCATCTTCTTCAGCGACACCATCCTCCTGATGCTCGTCGCCAACCTCTTGAGTTTCCTCTTCAAGGATTTCTGGTGCTGCCTCTTCTACTTCAGGTTGCTCAGATTGAGTCCCTAGGATTAAAGATGCTGCTGCTTCTACTGATGTTTGATCGCCCATTGGGTGGATCTCCTTAGTTTAAAATTATTTAAAAAAGCCTTCTTTTGTCTTTGTAGCAAACTCGTAGTTGTCGTTATCAATGTAACCCTTTAGGTTATTAACAACAGACACTAAGGCTGCTTGGTGCATCCATATTTCTTCTCTGCGCTCAGTCTTAGTAGACCTAGCCCACTCCTCAGTTAGTGCCCTGCTGTAGTCAGCCACGGCTGTAGAGAATGCGTCATCATCTAATAAGTCACTAGCTAGCTGGCCTTGTATACTCATTTCCCATCTCCTATACCAACAGCTCGCCCTTGACTAGCTTCAAGCCCTGCTTCAACAGCATCAACTTTCTTTTGCCATTGGAACTGCTCAATCTTAAGTTGTAACTCTTTCTGCTTCAGTTGCATCTCTCCCTGTTCTTTCTGTATCTTAGCCCGTGCTTCCATCTGATTAGTCTGAGCTTCAATTACATCAGCACTAGGCTGTGGCTCAGGGGGTGTTATTGTTGATGGATCAGTTAGGAATAGCTCAGGGTTCTTATACCCACTGTTCTTAATAGTTTCCAATGCAGTGTTGTATACATTCTGTGGAGTAACCATGTAGCTGTAAGGTGTGTTGCCTATAGTCTGTAGCATTTGTGTTATGTTGTTCAAGTGATATAGTTGCTGGTCTTTATTACCATTGCCTATACCAACTGTAACCTTCATATCATAACGGTCATACCAATCAAAGGGTGCAACCTCTACAAACTTACCACGTAACTTAACTATGTCAGCTTCATTCTGGTGTGTACGCACTAGACGATACAGTTCCCAGAACAAGTCTTTAACACCTGTCTCAGCAAACACCCTAGCAATCAACAAGATCTTCTGCTGTGCCGCAGACATAACCTGATTAACTGCTGTAGCGGCTGTGTTAGAGGTAAGAGCATTAGCATCTAAGCCCTGTGTCATGCGACTAACGCCTACACGATTCTCTTTCTCTGTATCTAACAAGCTTAGGAATGGGAGGGTTGCTGCTGAAAGCTGTGGTGTGGGTAGTTGACCTACTGCACCTTGAACCTTCTGCCGAACAATCTGCCCAATGCCATTCTTCTGTAAGTCTGCTAGATTAACCTGCCCTTCTACGGCTGTGTAACGACCAGCGTTAGCTAATGCAAGGTTGTCTAAAGTGTTACGGTATAGCTGTGTTCTAATCTCTTGGATGTCTACTACTAAGTCGGCAGGGCAAATACCTGTAAACTTGTGAGGCATCATCATAGGAGATAGTGAGATGAACGGTGCCTTCTCAACTTCCTCAAAATCTAGTACAGTTGTACCAACCTGTATGACATGGAAAATCTTGATGCGGTTATCGTCCTCATCAAATAGTTTGACGTAAGCATCAATAACATCTACTTCTCTATCCATGTTCCCTACAGAGTCATCTCTAGGGTCTTGTTCATTTGGATCAGAGAATCTAGCATCACGAACAACATCATCATCTTCTCTGTCACTACCACCTAGACTTAAGACAACCTTTTCGTCAAACCCATCTTCAATAAGGCTACCTAAAGTCTTACTAGGCACATGAGCCACAAAGTCTGCGTCAGCTATACTGACTGAACGCTGTTTAATCTTAAACTCTTCAGAAGGGATTAGATCAACTACAGGTTTACCCTTAGTAACCACACGACTAACACGTACATCAAATGTACCATCATCGTTCTCTTCAGCTTCTATCTCTTCAATTTCGTCATCATCTTCAAATAGCTCAAGCTCTTCTTCGGTTACATCTTTAAACCTGTGGAACTCTACTCGATCTTCTTCTGCCCAACCAACCTTAATGATACCATTCTTCATAAGAAGGGCATCTTTAAACCAATTGTATAGTATGGAAAACCCACCCATACGACTATTGAATACATAGTTAAGGTAGTCTGTTGCTTGGTTAGCAGCCTCTAAGTCTTCAGCACCTTCAGGCTCAAACTGTACAGCGTTGTCACCAGAGGTAAATATCTTCATCAGCTCAGGCATAATGCCCTCAACTGTCTCCAACACATCCCTTGTTATTACTTTACTAAAGCCATCTTCTTCATCACCACGAGGGTTGCCGTAGTAATAGTTTAAATTACGGGCTTGTTCTTTTGCTAATTCAGTGTCTGTGTACTCTTCAGTTGTACTAAGCTCTCTAGCAACTACACCTGATAGGAACGCTTCATCAATCTTTGCCATTTAAACCGAACTCCAGTTGCGACCAGTTAAGTCGCCTTTGATGTTATATCCATTGCTGCTGTTACTACCCGCAACTGCGTATCTAATACTTAGGGAAGCGTAACGTGTAGCACTCATTAAATCATCTCTCATAGGAACGATCTTTCCATCCTTCCTATAGTAACCACTATACTCCTGCCACCAATCATGTAGGTGACTAAACACTTTAAAGCGCCCTGTCTCCATACGCTGTAGCATGTCCATAATACCACTCTCAATACTAACACTACCTTTGGGGTTGTCGGCAGTAGGGGGGTTAGTAAACCACCCATGGGTCATGTTAAGACCTTGTTGCCTATACTGATCCGCTAATGAGCTACCAGAGCCTTTGTCGCTCTGTAGTCCATCCTTCGGCCACACAATAGGTATGTACTCAGGACGTGTTCTTATAGCAGCAGCATGTATAATGGCAGTCTCTTGCCTCTTGCTGTACGTATCATACACGTATATAGTGTCTGCCTCTCTATCGTAGGCAATCCATACAACTGCTGTAGGGTGATCCCACCCAAAGTCAATAGCAGCTATACGAGGCCAGCTATCTGGTATATCAAAAGGTGTAACCTCAAGCTTGTCAGGGGCTATAGGGAATACTAACCCAGACCCTAACACTGGTATACCTTTAGAACGTAGCTCTCTCTCATGTGGAGGGTACTGAGCTAATAGCTGATCCTTTGTATCCTCGTCTAAGTGAGGCGCATCATCCCAACTAGCTTGTAATAGGAACTGCCCTCTCTGTATGTCGTGCATAAACTGGTGTACAACTGGTGTAGCACCCTGCTCAGGTGTAAATGTCATCAACACCTTACCGTTAGTTGCAACAGTACGTGTGATACACTGTGTATATATGTTACTTGGTGGTTGCTCATCTAGCCAAACCCAATCAACGGGTCTACCATAGAACTTTTCTTCTCCCATCTCGTAAGACTTAAAGCCTATACGAGACATTCCATTGTATTCCCCTGTCTCAGGGTCGTGATGTCTAACCATAACACTGTCATAAGTGTTACCAGTTGTACCTCTACGTCTTGTGCCTCCCTTAATGGGAGCACATTCCCTAGGAACCATCCCTGATCCCCATGCCTCTACATCTTCAGGGAGCCCAAACAGCTCCGCTTGCATGATGTCTCTCGTTGTATCATTAGATACCCCAGCAGCCCAAGCGTATATGGGATCTTTATACTTATGTCCTTCCCACCAATCGGGGTATAGCCCTGTAAGGTGACAGGCTGTTACAAATGCCCCTGCTGTACTCTTACCAATCTGGTTAGCACACATAGCTAACATCTGCATGGCGTTGGCTGACGAGTTGGAGAGCTTACGCTGCCAGACATAGGCATCAAACCAACTAAGCTTATTGAAAACCTTACGGTCTTCCTGCTCCTTAATCAATTCTATAAGCCTAATCTTCTCCTCGTCTGTCATGTATCCTATTTACCTTTTTTTACTGGGACTTTAACAGCAACTTTGGGTTCATGTGTAGCAATAACAGCGTTCTGTTTAAGAACGATGTCACGAAGCACAGCAATCTCTGCTCGCATCTTAGAAAAGTTGTCATTGTTAAATGGCATACGTTCTATATCTAAACCTTGCATATCTTATTCCTTAATGTGTTGTTGTGTCATTATCTAAAGCTTGTTTGTTAGCTCTAGCTAGGAGAGCTGTAAGCTCCATGTCCAAGTCTTTGTTAGCAAGCTTTTGTACATCCATCTCACCCGTAACAATCTCAAGGGGACGGTCATAACCAGCACGATACATAACATCCTGTAACGCCTTAAGCTTAACACTGTCGTTGCTAGCATTCTGTGCCAGCTCTACAATCCCATTCAAAGCCATAGGTACATGGCTCCCAATACGATCTCTAATAAGCTTCTCAACTAAACGCCAGTTGTCCCTGATTAAGCTCATTGACTGGTTGGTGGTGTTCTCACTATACCCTGCATCAATCCAGCTTTGGTTCTTATCACCAGTGTTGACGTAGGCATCAAGGAAAGCTACAAGCTTCTCTGTCTTACCAGAGAAATCCTTATCTGTATCTAGTAATATTTTAGCTCGACTCTTTGCTGCCATATAACCCTCCGGTCTTTAACATGTTTGTATTATAACATTTAGTTATAAGACTGTCAATCTTTATTGCATAAGCTCTTGTAGTTTCTTTGCTTGCGATTGGACTAAGTAATACTTACCTGCCTCATTATCTGTTGCATTAATTCCTGCGTATGCAGAAGCGGTTAGATAGTCTTCACGTATTAAAGCCCCAACACATTTAGCTTCGTTAGCGTTAATCGCTTGTATAGGACCATCACCACTAAACACATCTAATAAGTTAACCTGCTTAACTCTATTATCTAACTTAGCCTTAGAGAGTAATCTGATACGCTCTGTTGCTGCCTTACGCTCAAGGGGAGTTTCATCCTCTGTCTCGGCCTTGCGTTTGATAACGTCTTCTACGCCCACATAAGGCTCATCTAATAAGAAAGCACCAAACTCATCAAGTATGTCTGAGGCTTGCTTATCGGTTTTAGGAGAGATAGTGGCTAGGTATTCAGTCCAAGCTTGCTGGCCTGCTTCTGGTAGCCTATCTTCATAGCTCTCTAGAAGAGCTTTTAGTTTTTCATTGCTCATTCTTTAGTTCCATGTTGGGCTGTTAACTAATGTTATGTTTTTACCTGATGGAGTAGAACCTAAAGTAGTTCCTGACCCCTCAGATAAATCATAGCTGAATGTGTTGCTTGGTACTGTTACTATGTCCGTAGATGCTACGAAGTTATAGATCGTCATGTCGCCTTGGGATGTATTAGTACCAGTATTAGGTATTGTGGCTGTACCATCCCCATTGTCTGTGACATTATCCATCCTGTAGATGGTTGTACCTGCTGCCTGAGTAACTAAATAATTACCCACCATACCCCCGCCCCAAATAGTGTTAGTAGTACCTATCTTAATTACATACTGCCATTTACATGCCGAGGTTGTTGTAACGACAATATGTGACACTGCGTTTGCAGGCACAGTTCCTGATGTTACCCCATTCACCGTGTATGTAAAGTTA